CCAAAATGTAGCGCTGGGGATTGGGCCGGTGCAGACCGCGAAGGAAATGGTAGCTGGAGCGTCTATTGGACTGGATCACGCTTTGACCACTGCCAGGACCGAACAATTACGGGTTTACCGGGAAGCATCCAGGCAGCAATACGAATCTTCCGGAGCAGTCTGGGGCTATAAAAGGCTTGCCTCGAAATCAAGTAATACTTGCGCTCTGTGCCTTGCCCTGGACGGGGAGATCTATCCTACAAGGGATTTGATGAATGTCCATCCAGCCGACAGATGCGGGATGATACCGTTGGTAAGGGGCGTACCAGAACCCATGTGGGAATCAGGGGAAGACTGGCTGCGCAGGCAGGACCCGGTAACGCAGCAGACGGTATTGGGCCCGGGCGCTATGGATCTCTGGAATAAAGGCGAGATCGAATTGAAGGATCTTGTAAATAAGGTTGAACATCCCGTTTGGGGCCCCTCCTTGAAAAGAGTGCCGCTGAGGGATTTGCAACCGTAAGCATGAATAATTAATATTATGCCGCTTGATTTATTGTAGAATAAGAGAAAGCAATTATCCTCCCCTCGCTGGCGAGATGCCGGCAATAGGTGGGATGCCTAATACAGGAGGTTTTGAGATGGGTATGTTCAGGAAAGGTTTGTATTTTTCTCCGGACGATGATGGGGCCGGGGGGGAACAGGAGCAAGGAGAGCAGCAAGACCAGGAAAATGAGGCATTAGGGTGGGATACCTTCCATGCTTCATTGACCGAAGAAGCGCAGGCATTGATTGAAGCTCATGAAAGCGGATTGAAAACTGCGCTGAAATCCGAGCGGGAGGCTCGGGGAGAATTAGAAAGCAAATTGAAGGAGCTCGCTTCCAAGATGGAAGAAGGAAGCGAGGCCAGAAAAGAAGCCGATAAACTTGCTAATGAAGTTGCTCTTGGAAACCAAAAAGCAGACTTTTACGAAGAAGCCCATGAAGAAGGCGTTTCCAATCTGAAGCTGGCCTATGTTGTGGCCGTTCAGGACGGGCTGATCAGTAGCCGAGGGAAGATCGATTTCAAAACAATGAAGGAAGAATACCCGGAATTGTTTGGAAGGAAGATTGTTCCCCCTGGAGCCGCCGGAGAAGGAACAGGCGGGAGGCTGCCTGGCGAAAAAGTGGACATGAATGCCCTGATTCGCAAAAAGGCTGGAAGATAAAAACTCAAAACTAAAGGAAGGAAAAGAATGCCTTACAATAACGTAATTTCACGCACCGACGCGGGCGCGCTGATCCCAGAGGAACATAGTGCAGAAATTATCAAGAACCTGACCGAGGAATCGGTTGTTATGCGTCTTGGTAAGAGACTGGCTAATATGTCCCGGGCTCAAACCCGAATGCCCGTTTTATCATTATTTCCGATCGGCTATTTCGTGAGCGGTGATACCGGATTGAAGAAAACCACGGAAGTGAATTGGGCCAATAAATACATTGATGCTGAAGAAATCGCTGTATTTGTCCCCATTTCCAAGGCTGTTCTGGATGACGCTAATTATGACATTTGGGGCGAGATTAAGCCCTTGATCGCGGAAGAGTTCGGACGGGTCTTTGATGCCGCGGTTCTCTTTGGCGACAATGCCCCCGCTTCCTGGCCGACTGATGTGTTGGCCTCTGCGGTTGCGGCAGGGAACGATGTCACCCTGGGTACCGGCGCGGACATTTATGAGGATATCATGGATGTTGGCGGCGTTGTAGCTGCCGTTGAAGCCGATGGATTTTTCCATGACGGCGCGGCTGCAGATATCAGCATGAGGGCACGTTTACGCGGCCTTCGTGACGCTGACGGCAATTTGATCTTTTCCCGGTCGATGCAGGACGGGGGAGATTATGCGCTTGATGGTCAGCCGCTGTATTTCCCAAGGAACGGCTGCTGGGATGTCACCCAGGCACACATGATCTTAGGCGAATGGGATAAGTTGGTTTGGTCCCTCCGACAGGACATCACTTATGATGTGTTTGATCAGGCCGTGATCCAGGATGCTACCGGTGCCATTGTGTACAACCTGGCTCAGCAGGACATGGTTGCCCTCCGCGCGGTTATGCGGATCGGCTGGCAGGTTCCTAATCCTATCAACCGCCTCCAGGAAACTGAAGCGGACCGCTATCCGTTTGCGGTACTAATTCCTTAAGGAGGATCATCATGGGTTTATATCCAAAAGTAACAAGGAACTTTGAACTTAATCTTCCCGTGGGGCCCAACAGTAATGTGTTTTATGTTGATTCCACCAACGGGTCCGATTCCAATGACGGCCTGCGGCCCGAAAAGCCGCTGGCCACCATTCTGGCTGCTTATAACAAATGCACTGCCAACCAGCACGACGTTGTGGCTATAATCGCAGGCGCCGCGGGGAATACACTCTCTGCGGCTCTGGATTGGGCCAAGAACTATACCCACTTGGTAGGACTATGCGCCCCGACCCATGCGGCCCAGCGAGCTCGGATTTTCCAGCTCTCCACCCTCACGGGGGCTTCCCCCCTGTTGACTGTTTCTGCCTCGGGCTGCATTTTCAAAGATTTTTACATCTTCCAAGGTGTAGATGACGCCACCAGCCTGATCAATGTTTCCGTGACAGGCGGCAGGAACGTTTTTGAAAACGTGCATTTTGCAGGTGGTGGCCATGCCACCCAGGCCATCAATGGCGGGGCATCCTTGAAGTTGGATGCTGCAGAAGAAAACCTGTTTGTGAATTGCACAATCGGTGTTGATACCGTTGACGCGGCCACGGGCATGGTTGGGATCTTGTTTGACGCAGAAGCCCACAGAAATAAGTTTGTGGACTGCGTTGTCAGGCTCAGAGCGGGAAATGCAGGCGCGGCCTTTGTGGAAATCGCAGATGCCACCGGTATCGATCGAGATACGATCTTCCAGAATTGCTTATTCCTGAATAACTCAGCCACGGCTTTGACCAGTGGGTTTGTCATTCCTGCCGGAATGGGCGCTCCCCGGAAGCTGCTCTTGAAGGATTGTATGATCCTGGGCACCACAAAACTGGATGCCAGTGATCGCGGGGTCCTATATGGCAATATGGGCGCGGTTACAGGCGCGGACGATTCCGGTTTAGCAGTGGAGCTGATCACCTAATCCTAAAGTAAAATAAAATTATCGAGGGGGGAGAGCGATCTCCCCCTGAAGGAGTAAATTATGACCGCAACTCTTCAAGAAGGCGTATTCAAATCAGGTTTTTTGACCATTGATATCGTGGGCGTTGCCTCCACGGACGATGCTGGCCAGGGATCTATTCCCAACCCGTTCGGGGAAGATGTTAATATTCTCCGGGCGTATATCGTCCCGTCAGTAGAATCAACCGGATCCGCGGACCTCTCAATTGGTGTCACCACGGCCGCAGCCGCTGCCACCGATATCTTGAACGCTGATGACATGAACGGGGTTACGATTGGGAAACCAATCAACTGTTTCGCGAATGATCCCGGCGCCAAGGTTGAGATGGTCCCGGCTATCTGGGAAGCTGACAAATACCTGACCTTTACCGCCTCTGCTACTATGGTTGGGTTCGTTGGAACCATGTACCTGGAAATTATCAGGGGCTAAAAACCAAAAGTACCACGTAAAGGGGAGAGTCGTAAAACGCTTTTCCCTTGTGAGCGGGGGGGGAGAGTCGTAAGGCGTCTTTCCCCCCTTTTGGGAGAAAATTATGGCAGCTACAGCGGCAATGGCAGCGATGCTCCGCAGGATGGTGGACGAACCAACCGAGGACACTTACGATGACGATACGATTAATGATTACATCGAAAAATATCCTCTGATTGATTTCATCGGAAACGAACCCCTGGAAGTAGATTATTCCACGTCACCCCCCACAGTATCAGAGCGTGATGAGTGGATCCCCACTTACGATCTTCATGCTGCGGCCGCGGATATCTGGGAAGAAAAAGCCGCCGCGATTGCGGACGAGTTTACCTTTTCTGCCGATGGCGGCAGCTATTCCCGTAGCAAAAAGTACGATCAGTATAAAGCCAGTGCCAGATCTCACCGAAGCCAAAGAGCGGCAAAATCATCCCATATATGGGTCAATCCAAGAAAGATAAAAACGGAGGAATCAAACAGTGACTAAACTCATTCACCCCGAGACGGGCGTTGTGCGCGAAGTTGACGCTGCCAATCACAATAAAATTGCTATTTTGAAGCGAGCCGGATTCATCCCATTTGGGAAATACAGGGCACCCAAGCCCCCCGAGCCAGTTGTTGAGCCTACCGTTGCCGACATTGTACAAGAGAACGCGGTTGATGCGGACGGTGAAAAAGCAAAAAGCCGGGAACCGCAGATCGCAATCCATATTTCATCTGCCGCCAGGAAATTGATTGAGGAATACGAACTGGACCCC